CGGTTGTATCTGCCCCAACGCGCCAGTTATCTTCAGTGTACGAGCTATCTGACAAACGAAGCGAGCCACGTGTCGCCGCGTTGGAAAGGTTGTCGCCTAGAAACGCTTCGCCAAGTTCTAAAACATCACGCGCGTTGTTGTCGTCAATAGCTTTGAAAATAACAGTGTCGCCTGAGTTGGTTTCGTTGTCACCGATACGAACATCGAAATATTGAACCGTAATAACACCATCAGCAAACGCCGCCGCCGTTATAGCGGAAGAGGTTGTCCCTGTCATGTCGTAAGCTATAACATCAACCGTTACTTCAATACCTGTGCTGTCCGCTGGCAGTCCAATAGTGTAGATACCGTGGTTTAGTATAGCTCCAGCACCCATTGTGCCTTCCAGCGCGTTTATTGCCCCTGAAAACCATTCGCAACGGTTTGATTCGTCTGTCGTCCAAAACTGGTTCTGTGTATAATAACTGAAGAAATCAAGAAATTCACCATCCAAAATCACTGTGCCCCCGTTTAGCACATTCATTTGCCTCTTTAGATAATAGTCGCCACACTTTATTTTAGCTTGAAGTTTATAACGAAGAAATCTATCATTGCCTGTTCGTGTAGCGTCACCTTCATGTTCCATCTTCATGTGGAAACCAATAGTCAAAGCCTGACTTGCGGGTATAATGTACAAATCAGTTGTGACAGTTTTAGTTCCGAAATTTGATTCGTCCCAATCCTCGTTGTTAATCACAGGAACCCAGCCGCTAAATTTGTACTCAAGCGTTGTTTTATTAACTGGGTTTAGAAAAGCATATTGATACCCCGTTAAACGTCTTGCCCCTGTGGTGTTATTGATTGGGAAAAAATCACTGTCCGTTCCGTTCTGAATAAGCGTGCCATCTTTTTTGTATTCCTTCCATGACTTTGCAGCACTAGAGCCGTTATGCACTTGCCTTGATTGAAAATACCAAACACCCTTATCTTGTACCAAAGTCATTTGGAACGTTTTGCAAATGCCTTCTAAAATCTTGTATGCAGATTTATATTCGAGAACGCCGTTTTCGTTCGCGTCGTACATTTCTTCATGCACAAAACCAATTTCCGCGAAAATGTTATAAGCCACAGCACCACCCCCCGTACCAGTTAAGTAACCCATCCATCTAACCCCCCGTACATAAGGGTCGTCAGTAGCCCAAAAATGGCTTAACCTAGTTTTGTTTAGGCAATTCAGTAAGTGGCTTATGATAGTCGCCTGACCAGTGTAAGCAGTGCCGTCGTTCGTGTAGTCAATGCCCTTTAAATTCCCGATGTCGTCACTGGCTACAATGTCAAAACTGTACGGAGTGTTGTCGTCAAACTCCGATAAATCAGTAAGAATAACACCGCACCAAAACAAATCATTATCACCGTCTGGATCCCGATAAATTCCAACCGTCATGCGCCCCTCATCTGCCGTTGATAGGTCGTCAATGAAATCTTCAATTACATTATCGTCAGCAGCGATAACAAGTATTGGAAACGTGCATGACGAAGCGCAGATTGGCGTAAAAAGCTCTTCCGCTTTGCCGTCGTATTCAAGTATGAACCCATCTTCGCCGTTGTGAATTTCGGTTGTTGTACCGTCGAAATCTTGGTCATGGATAGACACCCTGTAAATAATACCTTTATCATTCTGAAACTCGTAGTACAACCGTTCTGCCATCTTACCCTCTTTTTCTGTTTAAGTCTTTCGCCCCGCGCTCAGATACTAGAACCAAGTCCGACCCTTTAATCCTTGCCGTCATTACACCGCCACCGCCGCCTGTGTTCGTTTCCTGTATCATTCCTTTCAGCTTGTCAAGTGGTGTGATAACTTCAGGGTTGTTCTTAGCTCCTGAATACTCACCAACAAGCCCCAATGTTGGACCCGATACGATACCCCCATCAGCGAATGCGATTGCACCAAGCAACCCTTCAACAAGCCCGAAGCCCGCCGCGATTTTGAATGGTATCGTTGCCCCTCCTGTTGCCACAACGTCAGTTGATGGAGCCGACATTGCCGCAACTACATGCGCTTTCGCTATTCCTAGTAACGTGCGAAGCATACTCATTCCCATGTTCTTCAATGCTTGGTCTGCCGCCTGACCTCCCGATATAATCGAACCAAGCGAAGCACCCATTGCACCACCAAACGCGCCCGCTAATTGTGAGTTACGTTCAAGTTTACTTGCTACGCTATCAAGCCCCTCGTTGATCGCTGTAAACTCCTCGTCGCTTGCGCCTCCCGTCATGTTGTACTCGTCAAACTCTTCATTTGCGCCGCTACCTATAGCCTCAAATTTCCCGTCTGTCGGTGTGCTGAAATCGGGTGCCAACTTAACGCCCGAAATGCTTTGCATTGTCATTTCGAGATTGGTCATAACAGTAGCCGCTTCTTTGGCTGCCGCTATAGTTTCGGCTAGTGCTTTTTTTCTTGCCTCGCCCAGTAGTAAAGCATCTGCTGCGGCTTTTTCTGCTGCGGCTTTTGCTTTTTCTGCGGCATCTTCTGCCGCTTCACCTTCCTCTTCTGTTTCTCCTGTTATATCTTCTTTTATAATTGTTTGCTCTAAGAGTAAGGCCCTTTGGTCTTTTAATGCTCGCGCCATGTTGTTGTTAACGCGCTTTTGTAATTTATCTAGCCCCTCCTGTCCTTCGGATAGATATGATATTGCAGACCCCATCCAATTAGTGTCCGCAATATCACCGCCTGATGCGACGGTTATTAATTGAGATTCAATATCCTCAAGTTGTTTTTGAATAGCTTTTGATTTTGCCGCCTCAATTAGAGATTGCTTGTAGGAGTTAACAGCGTTGGTGAGTCCTCCCATCTTTGCCGTTTCAATATCTAAATTACTGAAATAGTCAGGTGCTATTTGTTGGAGTTTTTCTAATGCCGCAATACGTTTGTACTCGCTCGTCGCCTCATTATTCACAGCGGCTGTTAGCTTTACTATTTCTGCCATTTGACCAGCGGAAGCAGTCGAAGTGCTGTTTATGTGAGTTTGTAATTGCTTTTGAACGTCGGCAGCCTTTGAAGCGTCTTGACTCATTGAGTAAAACGCAGCCCCTAAAACAGCAACCGCCGCCGCAGCTATTACATACGGATTTTTAAGTAAGGATAAATTCATTTTTTTTATGTTCGGTATAACGTGTTTAACCATTGTTTCGCCTAGCATTTTATACCCCATAACCATTTGCGGGATAACCACTAACAGCGGCCCAGCTACAGCAAGCAACCCGCCGAAGACCATTATAGTACCCTGCGCGCCACTACTTAACCCAGTGAAGCCCTGAGCAAGCGAAGCGACGTTATCAGCTAACCCCACCATCGTAGGGGCTAGTGCCTCGCCAATAGCTATCTGTGCGCCCTCAATAGCGGACTCCATTTTTTTGAACGAACCCGTTGTGGTTTCGTCCATTATTTTCGCCATCGCTGCGGCGGCACCTTCAGAGTTTTCGAGTGCTTTCGTGAGGCCGTCAACCTTGTCTGCACCCTCACCTAAAACAAGCAAGGCCGCTTGTGCGTGTCGCCCGACTTCGTCCATTGCACCACCCATCGTGATGCCGTTTTCTGCTAGTTTTTTAATTGAACCAGCCGTATCGCCTCCCGTGGAACCTAGTTCTACAATTATACGTCGTAACGCTGTTCCCGCTTGGCTTCCATGTATACCCGCGTCAGCCAATTGCATTAACCTCGATGTCACATCTTCAGCACTCATGCCCGCGCTTTTTGCAACTGGCGCAACCATCTTCATGGACTCCTGAAACCTAGTCAAATCAAGTGCCGAACCGCTGAAGGCGGTTGCCATTACATCAGTTAGCTTGCCTGTCTCCGTTGCATCCATGCCAAACGCACGAATGGTGGAACCAGCAACCTCGGCCGCTTGTGCCAAATCGCTGTCAGTTGCTTGCGCTAAATTTAACGTGGCCTTTGTTACCTGATTGATTTCTTCAGAAGAGAACCCCAGTTTTGCATATTGAAGTTGCAAGTCCGCAACCTGTGAAGCGGTGAAACGTGTTGTTGAGCCTAAGTCCTTTGCGTTCTGTTCTAGTGCTTTAAACTCCGACCCCGTAGCACCCGATACAGCTTTGACCTTAGCCATTGACTGCTCGAAATTAGCGAAGGTCTTTATACCTGTTCCCGCTAGGTAAGCAATTGGAGCGGTGAAAGCCATTGTCATGGAACGCCCCGCCGCTTGCATATTCGAGGTCATGCCGTTCACATCGCGCTTGACCTTCGACATGGAGCGGTTCCAGTTACTCATGTCCGCGCCTACCCTTGCAACTAAATTCCCTAAACCCGCCATGTTTTATCCTTTAAATTCGCTCGATTTTACGGCTTTCTTTTTGTCACGTTTCAAAATAGCTTCACGCGTCTTTTGAAGCTCAATATTTTTGTTTTCATCGCTCAACCCTTGGAAGGAATCTTTTTCCCATGGGAATTTCTGTTTGTAGGTTTTTCCCTTTTTCATGTGTGGTGAAATCAACACGCGGACCTGATACCTTGCCACCTCATAAGCTAACGTAAAGTTAGCATCGGCGCGATCCCTTTCGCCCTGAATCATTAACAAAAGCTCTTCAGTGGTGATGGAGTAGAAAACAGCGGGCGTAAGTTTAAGAAACCCAAAGCCCGCCTTTTCAAGTGCCTGCCACGTCAACGGTGTTCCCGTCTTTACTTCGTGCTTTTTTTTTCCGCTTTTACCTCTTCCGTTACTACGGGTTGGAATTTCTCAATATCTTCCGAAGTCATTAAGTCGCCTAACTCTTCCATTGAGAAAGGCATAGGCTTCGACTCCATGAGATACCCCGCTTCAATAATAAAGAAGGAAAGTGCAAGAAGCTGTTCAACGCCATATTTATCAGGAGTGAAAGACGTAATGCCCTCACTCTTGAATTTAGCATCGAACTTTTTTAAAGCATTCATTGAACGCCTGTACGGGTGTTGTACCCCGTTGATTTTTATATAATCCATTTTTTCGGTATGGTTATGGGTTTATGTAATTACTTCTCTTGTGATCACTCCACTTGAATCAAATGAAGCCGAATAACTTACGTTATCTTCTACTCCACTAGAAATTGAAAGCGATGTCAAACGAGCCTCAAATCTTATGCGCGTATCGCCAACGTTCTCAGTTGGTGAAAACACAACAAAAATTTTGTTTCTGTTTGCCGCCCAAAGCTCGTCAACTCCGACACTGGCATCTTCAGCGTACAACGCCTCGCATGATAGTGATCCAGAGCGAAGCCCTTCAAGTTTTTCCGCGTAGCCTCCTGACTGCTTTGTCGTGGTGTCGCGTGGGTCGTGTGTGAAGTCAAATGAACACGACGTAGCGTGCGCAATTAATACTTCCGACCCTTCTGTTTCTGATACATAAACGGCCATAAGTGTGCCGTTCATTACTCCCGTTGTTTGTGCCATTTATCTTTTTTTAATGGGTTTCTTTTCTTTTGCTGTTGGCGTTACATCGGTAGGCTTTGCCTCGGTAGGCTTGTTTCTTGGATTGGGCTTTGGTGCGTCCGCTTCTGGAGTGCCATACTTTTCAATAAGTATTTCATTCGCCCACTGGCCCATTGTTCCTTTTGGCTTTGGGCGTGTTCCGTACCAACGAGCTTGTAACTTAGTCACGTCTTCGTTGTTCCAGCACTTACCTTCTGCCAGCATTTTGTTATACAGCGAAACGCGGGAGCTGATCACTTGACCGGGCTTCCATTTGCCGTACTGTTTTTTTACAATGATTATCATATCTTCTTCATTTTACGGTGTTCTTTTAACTCTTATTTTGAATCTCAACTCAACGTCGTATCTTTCTGTTTTCACGTCAAAACCCATGTCGTTGGTGTCAAGGTATTGCAAACCATCAAAAGCCACCGAGTTCAATGTTTGAGGTGTAGCCCTATCAAGGTCAGCACGTACAGCCTTTGCCAAAGATAGCAAAGTGTCAGGATTTTGAGAAAACAAAACCAAATTATAAACCTCCTCATCTATCGTTGACGCTCCTGACTTTGTATCATGCGGTTGAACACTTTCATTCATGTACTTAATGTACGCCATCCCTGTGGTGTCCGCTGTTTGGTCCGCATGGTATGGCACTATCACTTGAGTAATAGCAGCGGTGTCACCCGCCAGCATCAAAGTGCGTAATACTATGCCTCCCGTCATCTCATGTATTTTTGTAGCCTTGCGGCTAGTGCGGCTCTTAG